CTGCTGAGGCTTTTGAGGGCTTGTTTACTAATGGTGACTTTAGGAATGGGACTACTGGTTGGAATACTACAGGGTCAACAACGGTACTTTCTGTTGTTGATGGCAGATTAAAATCCGCTAGAGATGGTACAGGTACTTGGGGAGCGCCTTACGCTGCGTTCGAAACAACATCGGGTAAAGAATATGAAGTAACAATTACTATAGAAGCTGATGCTAGTAATAGTGGAAGCTCTATTTATAGATGTTCATCTTCTCATAGTCTATACTCTCCTAGTATACATGATACTTCTAAGTTTTCAGTCTCTGTCCTAGCAGGACAAACAATCACTGTAACAAAACGTTTTATAGCTACAGATAGTTATTCTAGTATACACGTTATGGGCAATGTTAATGATACGTGTTATTTAGACAACGCATCTGTAATGCCTGTAACAGAATCAGTTATAACATCTAGACAGGACTTAGTATTTCTTGAATCGTGGCATGAGAAAATCAGTGACAAAGACGTAGTATATCCACTAGGCAACGTACAGTACGGAGCTACATCGTGGGAAAGTATTTCACTCTCTACGTCAGTAGTGGCACAGGGCTATTCAGCCTTTGGTGAGTGGGATACTTCAACTACAGGTCGTGGTGTTGTATGGTCTACTTTATCAGAAGCTAACAAAGCTAAGTTCATCAAAGACCCTGAAAACAACATCTATTTAGAAGATGGTGAGCTTATCCAAGTTCGTTATCGTGTAAGGGTGATTGAGGGCTTGGGCGATTCTTGGGGTAATTTGTCTGTAGACTCTGGCTCTACTACATGGGTTTATGAGGGTAATAATACTAGAATCAGACCACAGGGAGCTAAAGCTACCTCAGATGATTTTGTGGATGCTGATGGTTACATTGGTGTTTCCAGTAACCTGCCAACTCACTCAGATGCCCCTAAAGGTGTTGGTTTTGTATCCTTACGTGATGGCGGTAACAATAATAATGTAGCACACAACGGACTCTGTTTCGCAGTCCCTATAGCCCTTGTTAGCCGTAGGAACTCTGGATGTTTTCATCCAGTTTTCAACAGTGAGGGGTGTAGTACACTATGGAATCCACCTACTAACAGCACTAATAATTTACCGTGGTATGCAACATCTTCATTCGAACTAACAAGCACTGCGGATTGTTTTAAGGTAGAGGTAGGAAAAGTATCAACTAAAGGGAGTATATCTAGTGCTACGTCAGGCCGATCTGACTCCAAGCTCTACGATGCTATATACGCAAGTGACGTACAAGACCTCCGCATGTCTAGTAAGAGATTACCTCTAGCTGAGATACGTGAGAAGTATAAACGCATGGCAATTGCAGGGGATGTTCGAGGCTTTGAAGCTGTTCCTTTTACTAAGGTCACGTCAAGTGGCGGTGTTAACATACAAAGTGGCGGTATTGCTGACTTTGGTATACAGTTCATTACAGGCGCACCTGCGGAAAGTGGTAAAACTTACTACTTCCATTTCCTGAGTGGTGGTGTCTGGCATGGCGGAGAGGCTTTAGTTCACCCTTCAGACTCTAGGTTTATTAGAACAGTTTTACCTACGACTGTGACTCCAAATAGTATTGTTACAACGGTTGTATACTCAGTACCACAAACCCACAAACAAGCCAACCCAACTTGGACAGACATTATAGGCTCACCTGCCAATATAGCTGCTACGTTTCCTGAGGGTGTTGAAGGGCAGTGGGCTCCTTTATCTACAGTGTTTAATAGAAAAGCAATAGCACAGGAAAGTTATGAATTCACAGGTAATAACGGTACATCATGGGGAGCAGGGAGTGTTGTTAATAACGTTAACATTACTTTAAACACCCATAGTAGCTTTGGTGGTTCTGAGGTAGCGTTGATTCACTACGAAACACAGGCTCACTTCACTGAGGATGCTAATAATGCAAAGGTGTTGGACTTGGGTGGTGTTTATGCTACTAATCATTATTACCCTTCACAAGGTAGTGAGATGGTTAGCACATTACTTGGTAAGGTTTCTACTGATTATACCAATACTAGATTTATAGCTAGAGAGGTAAGCAATGTTACTACTTATAATGGAGGCTTAATGGGAAATAGTTCAGGAGAAACGCCCACACACTCAACTATATCTTTGGGTAATGATATCGCAGGAGCAGCCGTCAAAGCCCTTGACTATCTATCAAGCGAAAACGGTGTAGCTAAATTGTCGTATGCGTATAAAGAGATGGCTTGGGATAGTGGTGCTGATAGTGCTACTGAATTCACACAAGTACCTGATGGAACAGTCAATTATAGTTACACAGGTGGTGAGTACTACGCTATACAACTAGGTGACTTGCAATACATTGTTCTTGCATTATCTAACTATGGGTTTACTTTTAATACTTTAAGCCTACTTGATGGTTACTATGTTGACAATGCGGGCGGTGCTATATTTAAAACATGGGACGGTAACGGTTGGGGAGATAACAACCAGTTTGAAATCGCCAACAATCAAGCTACGCAAACGGACGATAACGGCAACACTGTTCTTTATGGTACAGCTAGCTTTGATACACAATACTTTATAGTAGAGGAATAATGATGTTAACTGAATTCTTAGTAGACATCGAAGTACTTACCGCAGACGTGGTATATACAACAGATGAAGAAGGTGTTACAACCTTAGTGTCTCCAGCAACTTACAGAACACAAACTGTACTAGCTAATAGACCTGAGACTAAGACTAAAGCAGACCTAGACCGCATTGTTGGTTTAGGTAAATCTGCTAAAGTCCGTACACAGTTTATTAAATTAGTTAACAACGGTATTGCATGGGATTGGTTGGATGCTCATATACTACACTTGAATGATGTAGATACTTATGAGAAATTCGTACCAGAAGATATATTAGATGAAGATGATGTAATCATTGGACAAACTAGTATGTCTGCCCCTGTAGCACCTATTCGTTTACCTAATGTAGTAGTTGAGTACACAAACTTACGTAAAAGTGAATATCCGAGTTTAGCAGACTTTGCTGATGCGTTTATACACAATACTAATGGTGATACAGGCCCTCTAAAAGCTTACGTTGATAAATGTAATGCCGTTAAAGAAAAGTATCCTAAATAAGGAATATATGGGAATTTATATAATAACAATCTTAGCTTGGTTAAGTCACGGTTTAAATGTACTCACGGGTGGTTCAAGGTTTTACACCTTTTCTGCTCGGTCATATTACTGTGCGCAAATACTTGGACTAAAACGATGGGTGTATATTGAAAAAGTAGTAGACATTATATTCTTCTTTCAACCAAACCATTGTGCAGGTGAATACAACCACGAAAAACATGGTAGATTCACACCCGTATAGTAGTAAACTCATAGACATTAGTAATAGTGTCTATTATGATTATTATTAAACAAACGCAAAATTAACTAACCGCACATAGTGGTTCATAGAAAGGAATCACGATGGAGTGGTTAGAACATAACATACTAAAGATTACTGTTACACTAATAGTAGCAGCGTACTGGTATGATAAAAAAAGCCGTGACGAGAGATTCAAAATGCTGGAGACACGCATGGAGAAAGCTGAAACACACGCCAACCAACAACAAACCCAACTAGAGGTTATGGGCACAGAGTTAAAGGCGTTCAGTAAATTAACTGATGCACACTTAAATCATATTAGAGAAAGTATAGATAAAATGTTTGTACTCTTAGATAAACAAGATAAGGAAAAGTAATGGCTAAAGCAACAGAAAGTAAATTAGCAGCGTTACATCAAGCAGTAGCCCAAGTACTAACAGAACAAGTACTTCATGAAGAAGAAGAAACCACTTTCGACGGAGAGGGCGAAACGGTAGGAACGGGGATGATGATTAAAACAGCAACCCCTGCCTTACTCGCCACCGCTGCAAGATTCTTAAAAGACAATGACATTACGTGTGACGTTGAACAAGATGAAAACATGAGTGGACTGAAAGATATACTATCTAACAAACAACGTCATAGTCGTTTGAAGGATGCAACAGAAGAAGCAAAGGCGCACTAATATGAGTGAGAAGTTTACAAAAAATGAACTTCTTGAATTATTGCACGTAGATGATAATGTACCAGATGACGAAGATGGTCAATATACAGATGACGCGTTCACACGTATTTGTGAGGACAGGGAACGTTACTTAGCACTATCAGATGTCGAACAAGAAACAGCCTCAAGATGGGCCGATGTGGAAGCCCTACGGGTACACTACGCTCTCTTTGAGGATTTCTTATATGACTGTATGACCGAGCTAATGGGATTCAAATGTTCAGAACTTCAAATTGATATTGGTAGATTCTTACAATCAGACGTACAACATGGAATGATTCAAGCACAACGTTCACAAGCAAAATCAACAATCGTAGCTATGTTTGCTGTATGGCAACTTATACATGATTGTAAACACAGAGTTCTAATTGTATCAGCAGGTAGTGAAGTAGCAGCAGAGATTGCTAATTGGGTTATCCAAATTATAATGAATTGGGATATACTAGATTGTCTACGCCCTGATAGGCAACATGGAGACAGAGCGTCTTCAAAAGCATTCGACATCAACTGGCAACTTAAAGGTCCAGAGAAGTCACCCTCAGTAGCTTGTATAGGTATTACAGCTAACATGCAGGGTCGTCGTGCAGATTTATTAATACCCGATGATATTGAGTCATCAAAAAATGGTACGACAGAGATTCAACGTGCCGCCCTTGAACACCTGTCAAAAGATTTTACATCTATATGTCAAAGTGGTCGTATAATGTATCTAGGTACACCACAGACAACAGACAGTATATACAAAAACTTACCTGACCGTGGGTACACAATACGTGTATGGACTGGCCGTTATCCTAATCAGGATGAAGCTAGAAACTATGGAGAGACTTTAGCACCATACTTAACCGATAAAATGGGTAAAGACCCTAGCCTACGTGTAGGTGGCGGATTAGACGGTTCTAGAGGTAAACCAACAGACCCAGTATTGTTAGGCGAAGAGGCGTTAGTTAAAAAAGAACTCGACCAAGGTCCTGCTTACTTTAACTTACAACACATGCTTAACACTGAGTTGTCCGATGAGTTGCGTCATCCATTAAAGACTAAGAACTTTATAGTGATGAACTTCCCGTTAGATAAGACATCTGGTGAAATTACATGGATGCCAAGTCCAGAAAATCAAATCGCAGTAACAGGATTCAAAACCAAACCACGCCTATACAGGCCCTTCACAGTCTCTAAACAAGTCTATGAGTATGAAGGTAAGCATATGTACGTTGATACAGCTGGTGGTGGTAAGAATGGTGATGAGACGGTTGCAGCAGTTACCTACTTCCTACATGGTTATGTATTTCTTGCAGAAATACTTAAACTAGCAGGTGGTTACGGTGATGACAAATACGCAGCATTATCCCAATTAGCCTTAAAGCATGAAGTAAACTCTATAGACGTAGAGAAAAACTTTGGCTTTGGTGCATTTGCACACGCATGGAAACCAATCTTAGCCAAGCACTACTTAGCAGCTGGTAAAGATATGACTCCTCGCGTAGAAGATGTATGGGAATCAGGACAAAAAGAGTTACGTATCATTGATACCTTAGAGCCACTTATGGCTAGACACAAATTAATCATTCATGAAGACATCATTCAGTATGATATAGACAGTGCTAAGAAGTATCCTATCGACCAACAAGAAACATATAAGTTCTTCCATCAAGTAGCTAAGATTAGCCGTGATAGAGGTGCTTTAATACATGACGATAGTATAGATGCGGTAGCAGGTAGTGTCAGACGTTGGGTTGACAGAATCTCAGTAGACGAGCATGTACGTATGGACCAAAAAGAAACCGATAACAATTTAGAGTTCTTCGCAGAATGGGGAGCAGACATCGGAGTTCAATCAAACAACCTTGGGAATATGTCAGATAGATTCTCAAGAAAACAAACTAAAAGGCATAAAAGATGACAAAATCAGTACGTTTAGATATACGTGATTTACCACGTGACCCACAACATTTTCAGGGTGGACTTAGAATTGAGTTAGTAAAGATGGCAAACTACGTACGTAAGTTTCCAAAGAAAGCTCCAGCTCTAATTGAATCACTAGAATTTGCAATAGCACACGTTAATATGAATATTGATGGTGCTCCAGACGAGAAAGAACTTAGTGTAGTTGATAAACTAAAAACACTAGTAAAAGAAGTAAGCAAACTAACTAGTAAGAAAGAAGTTATCGCAGCAGCAGCTAAAATCTCTTTATCCCTAGATGAAAGTAGTACCCGTTCAGAATTGGATGCAGCACTATTAAGTAAATATATAGAATTAATTAAAATACAAGAAGGTAAATAATCATGGCTAACACATTAGGCATTCCAGAAATAACAATGTTACAAGCAGTTACAATCACAACAGCAATAAACACTCGCGCAGCACGTCCGTCAGCTATAGGTACAGGCGGTCCATTAATCGTCCGTATTACTAACCATACTGATAATGACGCGTCTGAAACAGGTACAGATACCGAAAAAATGGCTATCTTCCGATCACGCCAATTTGGTCAGCCTTGGGTTAAAGACTATGGGTTAAAGCATATTGTTTCCGATGGTAATGCAGCATTAACAAGTGCTACAGTAATCTTCCCTGCGTACGACTACTCAACTTTCTAACAGGATGTAACATGACAGAACTTACGAACGAAGACTTCCAAGCTATGATTTGGGGTCAACCCATTATCCCAAGCTTACCAGTCTTTGAACGTAAGATTCTTATTAAGCATGGAGTAAATATTAGAGTGAATACTACACAACGTAAACAAGAAATAGAATTCGAACAAAATAAATTAACCCGTGGTTACGGTAAGAAACCTAAAGAACTTATCAACACCACATTCGGTAAAGTATTAGATTGGAAATGTAAATCTCGTATCCGTGGTGTAGTAACATCACTTAATGTAGCAGAGACTCATAAGGGTCAGAAAGTATTAGAAGCAGTTATAGTCAAGATGCTAACAGATGAACCAACCATACACTCTAAAATGTTTGAATGGGACTATGGTTACTCACGTATGCACGCTAGTACATACATGAAAGCAATAGAATTCAGTATTAAATCAATAAATATGCTAGAATTAGAAGACAAACCTAACTCTGACAACTAAAATAATAAAATAAATATCCTTATAAATCAAACACATCATTGTAAACCTATAATAAGAGACTGAGTAACTTGTTTGCTATGATGAAGGAGATTATTATTAATGTGTTGACTAATCCTTAGTATAAAGAGATAGCTACAAGATAGCTATTTTGAAAAACGGGTGAGCTATATGAGGTGGTACTCCGTGCTGGTGAAGGTTTGGTACTTCCCCCATAGGCCTCTTTAAAGATAAAGATATAAAGAAAGAGATATATCGCTCGCTGCGCTCGCTCAGTGTTGTCTTATTTATGTAAGTTTTATCAATTCATATAATATGGGTTGGCTTACAGGGTGATATGTCTCTTTTCTAATTGACTATCTACTCATTAATATAAGGTGGTGTGTATGTATACTTTGGTTAAGCTGATTGAAGATATGGCTAACGAGATTGACTTCAGTCCGTTACTAGATCGTATGGCAATAGCTGATGCTTATAGAGATCAAGCTACTGACGATGATTTAGACATGACTAGTTACCTAACTATGTCAATGGATGAAGCTCGTCAATACTACAAGGAGTTGTTGGCTTGTGGGTATAAAGTAACTGCTACTCGTAGTTACTAAGTAGGCATTTAGTAAGCACTGTAAGCAGTGTTTATTATAATATCTATTTGAGCATACTA